TGTTTTTCGGTAAACCTCTGGGTATCCAGAGATATGATTCATACAAATATCCAATCTTTGAAAAACTAACCACACAACAACTAGGATACTTCTGGAGACCTGAAGAAGTGTCACTACAGAAAGACCGTGGTGACTATCAGACTGCTTCGTCCAGAACAAAAGCACATCTATACTTCTAACCTAAAGTATCAGATCATGCTAGACTCTATTCAGGGTCGTGGTCCTGGTATGGCATTCATTCCATACTGCTCCCTACCTGAACTAGAAGCATGTATGGAAGTATGGGGATTCATGGAAATGATCCATAGTCGCTCATACACGTACATCATCAAAAACATCTATACTGACCCCACAGAGGTATTTGATAAGATTATCACGGACAAACGCATTCTAGAACGCGCTAGAAGCGTTACAGAAGCATATGATGATTTCATTAGTAGTGCTCACCGATATGATAATTCTAATGATTGGCAACATGCATTAGAGCAAGTACCAACCGCACTAGAAGGAAAGTATGAACTTAAGCGCAAACTCTACAGAGCAATCGCCAACGTTAACATTCTTGAGGGTATTCGGTTTTACGTTAGTTTTGCTTGTAGTTTCGCCTTTGGTGAACTTAAACTCATGGAAGGATCTGCAAAAATAATTTCTCTTATTGCAAGAGATGAGAATCAGCATCTAGCAATTACTCAGAACATTCTGAATAAATGGAAGCAGGGTGATGATCCTGAAATGAAGCAAATCATGAAGGAAGAAGAGGAGTGGACTTACAAGGCATTTGATCGTGCTGTAAATGAAGAGAAGCGTTGGGCTGATTATCTGTTCCAAGATGGATCTATGATTGGTCTAAATGATAAATTACTTCAACAGTATGTTGAGTGGGTTGCCAATCGTCGTCTTAAATCTATTGGTCTTACCCCTCAGTATGATATTGCTGCTAAGAACAACCCACTCCCCTGGACTGAGCACTGGATCTCCTCTAAGGGTCTTCAGGTCGCACCACAAGAGACTGAAGTAGAATCTTATGTTGTAAGTGGTATTAAGCAGGATGTCAAAAAAGATACCTTCTCAGGATTCCAACTCTAATTGGAGAGAAGAATATAAGAGAACAAATGATCTCACTAAGAGGCAGTTAGAACTATTGGAAAATGGTCCCGATAGTCTTGCTGCTTCTTGGAGTCTAAATTCTATGTATCAAGATTGGAAGAGAAAAAAAAGCACACGCTGTTAGATGTGCGATGGCGTGTATTGTACCCATGAATTTATTATGCGAGCAAATAACAAATGAATAACATTAAATTTTTTACAGAGCATGAACAGTTAAAGGAAACACTTCCGCCTGTTCCTGCAAGTAAGTTTTGGCCACAATGGTTTAAAGATCAAAGTGCTGGATGTCCGCACGGAACTGCTAACAGGGAAGGAATTAATACCGTTAAAAGTTGTCCTGCTATGTTAGACGTATTAAACATGGGGTATGTTATTCCGCTATGGACTGACTTTAAATTAATGCGTACACCTGGTAATAACTTAGCTTGGCTCTCTCCTAATCCTGAAATGTTTCCAATTACCACACACCCAGAAGAACAAATAGACGCATATCCGTTTAGTCCTGATACATTTAAAGGAACAGTTAAATTAATTAATCCTTGGCAAGTACGTACTCCTCCTGGATATAGTTGTATGTTTGTTTCACCGTATTATCACAAGCACGATAATCTAGAAACATTAGTAGGAAGTATTGATACCGATAGATATCACGAAGCACACGTAAATACGTTTTTAACGGCAACAGAAAATGAAGAAGTAAAACTTGACTAAGGAATGCCATTAGTGCAAGTCATACCGTATAAGAGAGAAGAATTTAAGATGGAAACGTTAGTTGGCGACTATCGTAGATCTATTTGTAAAGCAATGCAGTTTGTTCATGGGTCATTGTTTGCAGTGCAGAGTTATAGAAAGAATCTGTCGCCTAAATGGTTTAAGTAATTAATATGCATCAAGATTGGAAGCGAAAAAATAATAAATAATATTATAAAGTAAATATTTTTTCCCCGTCATGTATTTTAGAACGATCAAAGAGGAATATGCTAGCATCTATACTCCTTCACCAGAGGTTCTTTCTGAAGAAGTTGATGTAATTGATGAAGAGTATGAAGCAGAACTTGATGCTTTAGTTGATGAAGATATCTTAGAGGAAGTCGTACTTGAACTTCTTGATGAAGGTCTGACCGAAGATCAGATTGTTGAAGCATATTTAGAATTAATTGAAGCAAAAGTTACTACAGGTAAAGGTGGAAGAGTTTCACTTTCTAGTGACCCAGAAGGTCCTAAAGTAACTTCTGGATCTGGAAGTAAAATGGCAGCAGCAAAAAGACTTGCTGGTATGAAGTCTGCTAAGAAGATTGCCAGAGCAAAGGCGAGAAAGGAAAAGGTAAAGGGTGCTATTAATACTGTAAAGACTACTGCATCCAATAAAGTTAATAAGGCAAAGTCTAAGGTCGCCATGGGTGCTCTGAAGGCAACGGGAACCAAACTGAAGGGTAAGAAGGGTCAAGATCTATCTTACAATCAGACCATGACTGGTTACAAGTCTGTAAGAGACAAGGCGAAGTCAGCGATTAAAGCAAAGGCAAAGGCAAAAGCAGCAGAAGCAGGAGACAAGGCAAAATCTGCTGCTAAGGCGGCAGGAAGCGCAGCGAAGACTGGTGCAGCAGCTGCTGTAGGTGCAGGTGTAGCAGCAGGTAAGGCAGCGAAGAGTGCTGCAAGTTCTGCTAAGAAGGAAGTCCAGAAGAAGGCAGCATCTGCAGCAGTCTCTGGATATGCTGCTGCAAAATCTGCTAAGGATAAAGTTTCTGACGTTAAGAATAAAGCAAAGCAATCTATCAAAAATAGAATTGCTCAGGCAAAGCGTAACGTTAAGGGTGCAGTTGGTAAAGCGGCACGTAAGGTCGCTGATAAAGCAGGCGGTGTTGCTACTAAAATGGGTGAAGAGACCAACTATGATTTGATTCTTAAGTATCTCTACGTTGAGGGTCATGCAGAGTCCTTGGAAGAGGCGGAGAAGGTAATGGTTAACCTCACTCATGAGGATATCCAAGAGATTCTAGAGAACTCCTAGACCTAATACTTTATTAGGAGACCTCCGCAAGGGGGTCTTTTTTTATCTAAATATGGTAAAATGGATATAGATAATGGCTGACTATGAAAATCCTTGGATTTACATGGAACGAACTTTTAATTGTGATGATGTTGGGGACTACTTTGGTTTTGTTTATGAAATTGCCAATCTCATCAACGGTAGACGCTACATTGGAAGAAAGTACTTTTGGTCATTTAGAACTCCAAAGGGAAAAAAACGTAAAGTAAAACAAGAATCTGATTGGAAAAAGTACTATGGATCCTGTCCAGAACTTAAAGAAGACATTATCAAATTGGGTAAGCAAAATTTTAGCAGATCTATCATCAGCCTTCATAAGACGAAGGGCAAAACTAATTTTGAAGAAACCCGCCAATTATTCGGAAACAGAGTTCTCACCGAGTCCCTTGACGACGGGACTCCACTCTTCTACAATAGCAACATACTCAGTAGGTATTACCGAAAAGACTACTATGGAAGAGATGACGACTGAGGACATTGTAAAGAGTGTCAGCACATGGGCAATGGATCGAATTGAATTTATGACAACGAGTGGTACATCATCCCAACGTCGGGTTAAAGATGCTCTTGCAATTTCGGATGAATTTAAAGAATGGTTTGAAGATGATGGCAATGCCTACGTAGATATTATGTCCATTCAGGAGTATTGAAGACTAAATAACTATTCCCCAATTTATTTGGGAAGTCACCCAAGAGCAAAACCTTGACACTTTTAGAGACTTGTAATATATTGTGGTTTGCTTGTTGGAATACTGTCTAGTTTGTATGACAACTTTAACTAGGGAAATTTTAATCAAGAGTGTTGTCGCAGAAGAAATGCGAAGCTTTGATGGAAATGAATATACTGAGCGTCTTAAAAATACTTACCACAAGTGGGAGCACGCTTCAAGTTATGACCTTTGTACTAAGTATAATCAAATAAATAAAACACATATTACCGTTGATATTTTAAAGTAATAAATACATTTACCTTGCCTTCTACACATGGCCGATACAAAGCCCAAAGTAGATGAGAAGGACCATGATGAAGATAAAAGTGAAGTTCTTGGTAATTTAGTGAAAGTCGTCGTACTTATATGGTCCGCCTCTCTTCTCACTTTTAGTTATGTAAGACTTCCAAACGGTCAAAAAATTCTTGACTTTGATCCTACTTTTATTGCATCTGTATTTTCTGGATCGTTAGCTGCTTTTGGACTTAGCCCTGCTAAGGCAGGTGGTGCCGCCCCAGCAAAGAAAAAGAGAGATGAGGAACCACCTGTAGTTTCTGCTATTGACAAACCAAAACAATCTTGATACACTCGTAGGGTTCGACTGACTATGGTCATGAAATTTTTTGCTATTGCTGCACTCCTAGCAGTTGCAGGAATCATTCCAAATCATTCTCCTGAACATTCTTCAGAGAAACCTCTTGTAGTAGAACCATATCAACCTACTTGGCAGTGTGAAGAATGCACTCCAGAGGAGCAGTATGTT